AAAAAAATGTTTGATCCATTCTGTCGTTGGAAGCGTATCAAGTTCCACGATATGGATACCACTGTTGGTCAATTGAACTTCTTTGAATGGGCAATTACCGACGAAGTTTTGGACTACTTGGAAACTCATCGCGAAATCGTTCACGCAGATATGGAGACCCGATTACATGAAGCAAAAGATACGGAAGTAGACGGAGTAAAAAGAAAAAGACACGAACTATCCCAATCTGCTACCAAATCTATGACACGTCATGATGTGCGTGTAACTGTAAAATTTGATTAAATAGATAGTATATAAATGTTTTCTAAACTGAAACCCAACTATGTGTATCGTGACATCACGGAAGACATAGCTGATCACGATGATGATTATGAGGCAGAAGAATGGAACTACGATGGACGAGACGTTTTTCGTGGTTGCGCAGACCCAACCTACGAATGGGATGTGTATCGTTTATATGACGATAATAGCAGATGTGTAGGAATAGCAGAACACGAAGATGGTTTATTTTACGCTTTATGGTTCTACGATAGTCCTTTTTCTCTGCTGTTTCAAGAACCTGATTGGAAACCACGAGACGCAACGATATGGTCTGTTTTGTCAAACGAGGCATACCAAGATTGTTTGGACGATGATTTCAAGTCTCTTATTGAATGGTGCTTACCTACCAAAGTAAGATTGGTTACACCGGAAATTTTGATAAAAATGCCTTTCGTTTATACTTGTGAAATATGTGGCAAGATGTCTCTTTCAGCAATGAGCGGATGCTCACAATTGAAAAAGTCAAGTTACTTGACCCCCGATCACTCGGTTTTATTTATTGATAATTCTTTTGTTTTATATACACCTCCTACTGATTCACAGGTTTGGTCTATTGTCCGACCGGAGCCCGACGAGAACGACCAGCCTTCTGTGGAGCAGCCGGAGCAGGTGTTGATTCCTGACGAACCGGTGTTGCCGGAGCCTCAGGATAACCATCATCATCAACTTGAGTCTCAGTCTGAGTCTGAACAGGAGCTTCCTCATCATCAAGAATAGTAGCAGGTGCGTTCGATTCATCATCGAAGATATCTGCAGCTGTCTTGCGTGCTTGAGGGAAGACTTGTGCCATTGTTAGACGCCAAGTTACACCGAAACCGCCACCGGCAATTACATAGATGCTACCACTGATAATCAAGTTTGCTTCTACGCCCTTTGGGAATACACTTGGGAGTGAATCTGGTGTGACGTAGGTTAATGGATTACGTGAGGCATCTACGATGTCGATATTGACTCGGTTATCGTAAACTGGTATCTTGACACGGAAACTTGGAGGATACTTTCCGTTAGGAATGTATTCACCATCAACCTTGTCAGTTGAGTAACTAAGAACTCGTTTGAAACTATCGCGAATAGCTTCTTCGGAACGCTTCTTTCCAAACCATTTGGTGCTGTTTTCTACTGCTGACTTGATGATGTGTTCTTCAAGATCAAAGAGTAAATTATACAACTTTCCAATATCGTCTGAGCCAGAAGGACGTTCCTTTCCGTATGGATCACATCCTTTTAAGGATCCGAGTAATGTATAAGATTTCGCTCCAGTTTCACCTTCACGAACTACTACACCACCAGGATAACTTACACGAGGAAGTTTGATAAGTAAATTGTTACCATTGTAACGCATACTGATTGGAGGATTACGACCTGCCTTTGCTTGTCCGACTTGAAATGTAATTTCATTTACGTTAATGTTGCTTGCATTGATTGGGCTGTTCATCCTTGATATTTTGTTATGACCTATATACATCTGATCGGTGTAAATCCGTTTTCGGGAAAAGGAAACCGTTTTAGGTTTTAGAGAAAAGGAACGAAACTAAATAATAATGGTACAGTGCGCATCATGTAAAAACAAAACGAGCACCGAGCAGTGTCCGTCCAAAGCTATTAAAGGTCTTATTTTTTGCGGTAGGCACGTAAAATGTAAGGACAAACGTATTTGGGCAGATATCAACGATGGACATAAAAAGGCAATATTGATACAGAAATATATAAGAGGATTTTTAGTAAGAAAATATCTTAAACTTTTAGGAGAAGGTGTTTTGAAACGCAAGGACTGTCATAACGAAGAAGAACTTGTAACTATGGACGAAAAAACAAAGGTGTATCCTTTACACTATTTTTCATTTCGAGATGGAGATAAGTTGTGGTGGTTTGATATTCGCAGTTTGAACCAGATATGTATGACTAAACACAAACCAGAAAATCCATACACTAGACAAACGTTAACTTACGAAACAAGAAAACGATTACGTGAGGCATGTCGATACCATAAATTATTTGGGTTCTTTAATTTACACGATAAACCAACTGGGCAAAAATCATTAGATCAAAGAGCCTATGATAAATGGTTAGAAATATGTCAAATAATTGAAGAGAATGGGTTTTACGATATAAATCCTCTGCTTCTTATGTCCCTCAGTAAATCTCAATTGTTTGTGTTTTTGAACTTTATTGAAATGGAAATTACTTCTTATGCTTCCGAACACAAGACAAAAGATTCTAGAAGAGGAATGTACGTCTACTGGATAAGAAACTCTATACATAACCTTTTTTCAAGAAATGGGAGAGTTCATCGTGGAGATTACGTGTCTTACAGCGTAGCAAAAACACTTTTATCAGTTTTGAATGATTGTAAGCAGAATTATGACATATGCTTCATAATTATCAAGGCCATGTGTCGTTTGTGATTTAAACAGGTAAGGAGTATATGGAGTATAACAACCGCGTTAGAATGAGCCCAACAGTTTCTGCCTCTACTTCAAACAAGATGTCCAAGAAGACCTCCGCCGCCCCCTCCACCGCTGCTCCTGCCACAGAAACAGCAAAACCAACAACTCGCTCTGCTACCAAAAAAGCCGCAGCTGAAGTAACTGTACCTGTCGTATCTGCCCCTGCTCCTGCCCCAGTCGCTGTAGCAACACCTGTTGCTGCCGCTGCTGCTACTGAAACCCGCTCTGCCTCTGTAATCCTCTCTGGTCTCCAAGATAGCCTCAAGGCTCTCTCTACTGAATGGTCTGGTCGTGTTCGTTCTTTAGTTGCTGAAGCCGGTGAAGCCATCAAGGCACTCAAGCGTGATGCTCGTGTTTCTAAACGTCGTGTACGCAAGGATCCCTCTGAAATGACTGCCGAAGAAAAGGCAGCATGGGAAGCACGTCGCGCAAACAATGCCTTCCTCAAACTCCGCCCAATCACTGATGAACTCGCCTCTTTCATGGGTCTCTCACCAAAGAGCCAAAAGAGCCAAACTGATGTCACCAAGTTCATCTCCAACTACGTCAAGGAACATTCCTGCTTTGACCCTAACTTCAAACGTCGTATCATTCCAGACGCCAAGTTAGCCAAGCTCCTCCGCGTCAAGGATGGTGAAGAAGTCACATACTTGAACCTCCAAACTTACCTCAAAGTTCACTTCCTCAAACCAACTGCTTAAATATCTTAAGTAGTGTGTGAAATCACAATAAACTATTTTATGGACCAAACGGAATCATAAAATAGGTTGTTAATAATAAAATGATAGGATTTTTGATGATTGCCTTGGGATTACTTATTTTAGCATCTACCCTCTACCATCTTATCAAGATTGGTGTCAGTGGATACTGGTATTCTTATGTTGTTGACGTTCTTTACTTGATTGGAGGTTCTGCTCTTATTTACTACGGATATCGTCAAGAATATCCTCCTACTATCTTAAGCGGTCTTGCTACAGGTATGACTGCCGGAGGACGTTCCCGTTGGTTCTAAAAACTTACGATAATACAAATGTTAGGGTGGATCTCTATTCTAATAGGTATAGTCTTGATTATAGCGAACCTTAAGTCCGTGTTGGATAAAATGCAACCTTTGTTTGCGTATCTCAATAACAAGATTTTAGAATTAATTGGATCAACGCCCGCCGCTGTTCCATCTTCTACAGATACAACTACTCCAGATCAGAAGACCCCTTCTGCTGCTCCAACTAGTTCGACAGAAACCGCTCCTGCTCCTACAACTTCTAAAAGTGAAACTCCAAATCCTCCAGCTACATCTCCAGTAGGTGCTACATCTTCCGTTTGGCCCGTAGAATTTTTCATTAGTGTAGATGTATTGGCTGTTGTTCTTGGAATAACTCTTATTTACTTTGGAGTCAAGACAGAGTTTCCTCCTGCTCCTCCATCTTTGATTGGTGGAAAGAGACGCAGACGATAAAAACGGACTTTTTTATTACGAAAGTATAGATAGTATAGAAAAATGCCAAGAAATAACACAAGTTCATCAAAAACAAGATCTGACGGAATAGTTACTGATTATATCAGTGATCTCCGTGTTAAAGACGTACCTGACAATGTTCATGTTGCGAGAATTACCAAAAACTTGGGCAACGCGAGGATTCAGGTAGTATATGGAAAAGAAAACAAAGTATTTGTAAATCAGGCCAAAATACCTGGTAGATTTACGGGAAGAGCAAAGAAGACTATGATGGCCAGTCCTGGCGCATTCGTATTAATTGCCGAAACAGGAGTGAATGGAGCATTAGCATTAGAAATGATTGCCTTGATTTCACGAGAAGAACTCAACAAAATCAAAGATTTGATTGAAATACATCCTAATATTCTATCTGTCGAAACAGACGCAGAGACTCTCACTACGAAAATTGTTAGCGGTGGTCTTCATGAAGATATAGAATTTGACGGAGTAGACGAAGATGATGAAGAAGAACCAGATATAGATGCTATTTAAGAATTTCGTTCTTGTCAGTTACAATCAGTTCATGAGGCAGTTCAATGTACAAAATTGTACTAAAAAATGGAGTTGTTTGTCCGTCAAGGACAACGGCTCTTATTTTTGAATTGCTGTATAACGTCGTAAAAAGTCGCTTGAACAATTTTTCTTCGTCAATTGATTTTTTGATTTGAGTTCTACACACTTTTCCATCCCACCCACACAA